CCTGAGTATCCAGATCATCCCGACGACGATCTCGAAGACGTCAGGCTCATCAAAAGCGCCGAGAGTTGGGTGCAGTGGTCGCTAGATACTTTGATCAGGGGCGACAAATCTGAGGCAATCGAGATGCTCAAGAAGGGTCTCAAAGCTCAGAAGGGGGTCGCGTAATGCTGATAGTTAAAGCAGAGGACTTAGATCCGATCCTAGATTGGCTTCGAACTTGCCCATGTAATTACAGCGTAAGCTCGATGCAAGGCGGCAACGTTCACGTCAAATTCACTCTCAACGTAGTCAACATCGAAGAAAAAAAGAAAGATTTTTCTTTAAAGGAGGAGTAATGTCAAAAGAAGAAACGGAGGAGCGTCAAGCTCCTCTACAAAAAATTAGCTTAAAAAAGTATTTCGAACAAAAGGAGAAGGAGAAAAAAGATGGCTAAAAAAACTAGTGGTAGAAAACTTTCTCATGGTAGAAGAGCGGACACTAAAGCGACTTTCAACATAGATCGGGTAAAAGGTTTATTCGATGAAGCCCCAAAGTTCGGCTACGGCAAAAATAGAACTTTAGTCGATCACGCTTACAACGAAGTTCAACATTCGTTTGAAGTTGACAGAACAAAAGCTGACATACCGCTCTACAACGAAATAGTCGCCGGTCTGTCTGTTCCGTCGTCTAGCTTTTACGCTTACGAAAAAAGCAAAAAAGGCGACTTCAATATCAAGCAGCAACAACGGAAGCTAATTAACGCCGAGAAGTTTACGCTAAGCGACAACTTCGTAAAAATGGCTGTAGCCCTATCGTTTTCGTATCCTCGATACATTGCTCAGCTTATGCCAAAAGCAATACCATGCTTCGATAACCTATGGATCGAGTGGAACGAACTTACTCGATGGGAGGCTCTGCAAGAAGAGTTTGCCAAGCTTGGACTAGCAGCCGACACAAATAGAGATAGTGTGGCTACACGGCTAGGATACCATGTGCAGCGAAACAATAACGGGTTCTCTTACTTGCATTTCGTTTGCGACGCGCACATCGATAAAGAAACTCAAAATAAAAACGGCAAAAAAATTCAAGTCCCGTATTTCGAGTGGAGTTTTTCAAACGACCCAGATCCATTAACTCAAGTACACGACGACTATTTCCTGTACGGTTTGGGAACTGCGTACAGCAAAGCTTATAAAGACGAAGAAGGTATGCCAACTCTCCAGAAGTTCTCAAGAAACTTTAGATTTTATCCTTCACCTATGGGAATAGCTGCTTGGGGCGACATGAACGATAAAGCTCCTGAATTTATCTACCAAATAAAAGAAAACTTTGGTCACGCTATGGACGGAGATCTACGCTTTCTGACAGCCGTGTTTTCGCTGCTTAACTATCCTCGATACGTTAGCGCAGTCTTACCGGCACCCAAAAAACTTAACACTATCAGATGGGGACGGAGAGTTCCTCGCAACGAGATCAAAGTTGTCGAGATCGATCTACCCAAAAAAGGCGTAAACGTATACGGCCAACTATTTACCGGCCACGGATCTCCAAAGCGACAACACGCTCGAAGAGGTCACCCAAGACGCTATCGAGACGAAACAGGTAAAGTCATTAAAAAGATCTGGATCGAGCCTAAAGTGGTAGGCAACCCAGAGCTAGGGATCATCAACCACGAATACGTTTTGCAAGTCCAGAAAGATAGGAGGCGTAAAGGTCTGCAAAACTAAACAATACCTCGGATCTCGCGTCGCAAGGGCTTACTCCAAGAACTTGTGGCGCTCGATCCATACGCCATTGTCGTGTGAGCGTTAGCCAAGCACAACGCGACAGCATCAGCCCTGTCAGGAGAGGCAACGCCTCTCTTTTTCATTGCCTCCTTGCTCTCGACTTGCATCTTTCCTGAGCTTGTAAAATGATAACGTGGCGCCGCAAGCTCAGCCCACAACGCATCGTCGCGGGGCAGCTTAACGTCCATACCCTCTAACCACGACTTCACCTTAAACCATAGCTCAGCCCTCAAATTCAAATACGTCTCCTTCTGGAGCGCACGCTCAGACACATTTAAACCTCTGGCCGGTAAATCTAGCTCGCGCAATCGATCTAACACACCGGCGCCAAAACCATTGGAATCGACGATTATCTCAACAGGCCGCTTGGCCGGATTATCGATAGCATCATATTCAGCCTTTACAGCGCCAGTAAGCTGCATCAAATCGAGGTTACGCCAAACCGTCAACGGATGTATTATCGGACCCTGTCGCTTCGCTAAAACCGAGCTATCAGATCCCTGTCGAGCCACATCAAGCCCCCATATGGCCGGTGTGTCCTCGTGAACCTTAATGTCGTTATTCATGGCGCTCTCAATCAACGCAACAGGAATAACAGTGTCCTCCTCGGACGGAGGAAAATTTCCAAGCACGCGAACATGATAAGCGGGACTATCCTCAGAATATCGCTTTTTCATGTCCTCGACAAAATCGTCAGCAACGCGAGGGCTATCAACGCAGCTAACGTGCATCGTGTACCAATCATCGCGCAGCCGATTATGCGTATCAAAGAAAAAGCCAGTATTACGCGTTGGGTTGCCCGTCAAAACGGTCGTCGCATTATGCCCCGACATCGATCCGCTTGCCGCCTCAAAAACGTTTGGTGAGATCCCACTCGCCTCGTCAGCAAGCAAAAGCACGTTCTCCGAGTGGACACCCGCAAGCGCTTCCGGCTGTTCCTGCCTCGATGTTCGACACGAAATAAACGTCGTCTCTGGCTGACTTTTTAACTCAATACGATCGCTCTTAATCTCCAGTAAATCGTCAAAAGGGGCCTTCAGCCGCTTAGCAACATTTTTCATTTCAGCAAAACAAGCGTCAAAAAGCTGAGCCGACGTGGGGGCCGTCACAACCGTCTTCGAAGGAACTCTCATCAAAACGTGCCACACGGCTGCAAGGGCTACAGCCGTACTTTTTCCTACCCCGTGGCCCGACCTACAAGTTACGCGTCTAATCTCAGGATCTGCTACCGCTCGAAGCAGCTCACATTGCCACTCGTCAGGGCTAATACCGATCACTTCTCTGGAAAATAAAACAGGATCAGAGCGGTATCGTTTCATCAATTTTAAAAACGGGTTGTCTATTTGGGCGTTCATGTTTTTCTCCATTCGGGGGCGCGTGTGTGTTTTGAGGTCATTGGCTTTTGCACCGACTTGCTAGAAAAAGGGGGGGGTCAAAAAACAAAAATAACACTCGGATTCGCATAATCTGTATTATGTTAAATCTTTTATTTAATGTTATCAATGACTTAGCTAAAACGCTCTGTTGAAATGCACAAAAACGACACAAAAACTTGACAGAATCGGTGTCTTGCGGCACGCGCACGCGCACGCACGCGACTGTGATTGAGTGTGCGAAATCAACGTTCAACTTCTTCAGCCTCACCCTCGATAATATTATCAAGCAACTGCGCTGCTTGAGCGTGTAAATCGTTAACGCTAATATTTATCGCGACATCTCTTTGTCTCGTGTCATATTTTGAGTTCATCTTCGACGCCATCCACTTATCGGTATCAACCTTGAGACGTGAAGCATTAGCATCTTCAGGCGTTGCTTTCTGCGCCGTATCAACGGCACGCTCAGCGTAAAAATGTCCGGCTTCATGTTGCGCTGCTTCGTAACGACCTCTCCTACCTTCAGCGCTATCAAGCCAAATACCAAACAACTTATAACCGACATCGAACTCTTTCATTAAAGTTCTGACAGATGTTCCAGTTGATATACGTTCAAGGATCTTATCCTCTCCCATTTCTTCGATTGCAGCTATTTTAGCTTTACCTACTTCACCCACCATCAGAACTAATCTCTCCACATAAGCTTGCATATCCACAAAGATCTACAAAGTGATCTGCTTTATCTGGTGATACTCTTATTCTTGATATTTTGACAAGCATCATCATTACTGCAACATCGACCGCATTGTATTCGTGGCCAGTGTAAGCCGACCAGAATTGAGCTGTATTATCGAAGTTCTCTTTAGCGTCTCCATAGTCAGCATTGCGATCAGTGTTAATAATCCGCATTGCTTCCTTTAAGATCTCATCTCTATTCATTTTTACCACGGTATTTCATCTCCTCCTAAAGCCCAGTTAACAGGCTCACCATTTCTAATTACTTCTGTTACTTTTGCATTTGGAAAACTATTGAAAGCATTATCGAGGAACCTTGACGAAAAGTCTTCTCGAAGAACTCTCGCAGCGTCTTCGAAGCTGTACACTGTCCAAGTTGGATTTTGCTCTCGTATTTTTCTCACCTCGTTTAGTGCGAAGCAAACGATGTCACCTTCTTCCATCTCGACGCAATAGGCGTCTCCATGTAGAGGCTC